AAATTAAAACTACTCATAAAGACAACAAACAATTTAAGCGCAAACAGAAATTTTCGTAATTACATTTCTACAAGCAACCATTACTCTAGTTATTTGCAGTTTCACATTTCCTCACAGCAACAGCAAGTCAAATGGCAACAATCATGATTGGAAGCATGGCGATTTCTGTGCCAAACACTCACGTCTCGTGCGCATCGAATTCTGTGATGCCGGTTCAAGCAGTTCAGATGGCAAAACAAGTGCCTTCTGCTCGAGGGGTGTTATACACACTTAAGAGAGAGGGTAGCACGCAAGTGCATAAGCATGAGGAGGCACTGCGCAAATTTCAAGAAGCATTCGACCAAGATGTTGGCATTCAGCGAAGACTTCTAGTAAACAAGCATAGTTCCATACAATCCACAAAGAAGAATGGTTTGACCTTGCGTCGCTTAACTTTAGAGCAGGCTCGAGCAAAAGAAGCGGCAATTGCAAGGCGAAAGCAAGAAGAGGAAGACTTTCTCAATGGGAAGTATGAACAGCAATTTTACGCTGGTGTTTCCGCTACAAAGTCCATGAAGTTTGAAGGAGGGAGTGTTGGGTTCAGAACAAAGTACTGGAGACCAACTCCAAAGAAGACTAAAGAAAGGCGTGCAACATCACAGTGTAGGAAACCAACATATGTTTTGGAGGAGGTTCTTTCTATAGCTTCAAAGAGTGGTAAGCTGGTTGAATTTATCACAGGCAAAGGGAAGAGAGTCAAAGTCTGTTATGTGCGTAAGCATGGCGCAATATTGCCCAAGTTCTCCCTCCCGCATGAAGAAGGCAAATATATCCATCAGGAGCTTCAGTATGCAAGCACATATGAATTTCTTCCCTATATTTGCATGTTTGCAAAATATAAGAGCATAAATGCGGATGATATAACTTATGGAGATAGTGGTTTACTGTTTGATGAGCGATCATCTTTAACCACAAATCACACTAAGTTACCGTACTTTGTTGTTCGGGGAAGGAGGAATGGGAAGCTCGTTAACGCTCTTGAAGTGGTTGAAAACATGGAGGATATTCAGCACTACTCCCAAAATCCTGAAGCTCAGTTTTTCCGTGGTTGGAAAAAGGTGTTTGATAAAATGCCTCCTCATGTGGAGAATCATGAATGCACCACTGATTTCACAAATGAACAATGTGGTGAATTGGCAGCGGCAATAAGCCAATCAATCTTTCCAGTTAAGAAACTATCATGTAAGCAATGTCGGCAGCACATTAAGCACCTCAGTTGGGAGGAGTATAAACAATTCCTCTTGGCTCATATGGGCTGTCATGGGCCCGAATGGGAAACTTTCCAAGAAATTGACGGCATGAGGTATGTGAAGAGAGTGATCGAGACATCAACTGCGGAAAATGCAAGCCTGCAGACATCACTAGAGATTGTGCGTCTAACGCAGAACTATAAGAGCACTCACATGCTTCAAATACAGGATATTAATAAGGCTCTGATGAAGGGTCCATCGGTAACACAGAGCGAGCTGGAGCAAGCTTCCAAGCAGCTGCTCGCAATGACACAGTGGTGGAAGAATCACATGACTTTGACTGATGAAGATGCACTTAAAGTGTTCAGGAATAAGAGATCTTCCAAAGCACTACTCAACCCAAGTTTACTTTGTGATAACCAGTTGGACAAGAATGGTAACTTTGTTTGGGGAGAGCGTGGCAGGCATTCAAAGCGATTCTTTGCGAATTATTTTGAAGAGGTGGTTCCTTCTGAAGGGTACAGTAAGTATGTGATCAGAAAGAATCCAAATGGGCAAAGGGAGTTGGCAATTGGGTCACTCATTGTGCCGTTGGATTTTGAGCGCGCTCGAATGGCATTACAGGGCAAGAGCGTAACAAGAGAGCCAATTACAATGTCATGTATCTCAAGACAAGACGGAAACTTTGTGTATCCTTGTTGTTGTGTCACACATGATGATGGCAAAGCTTTCTATTCTGAGCTCAGGAGTCCTACAAAGCGCCACTTGGTTATTGGAACATCTGGTGACCCGAAATACATTGATCTACCAGCCACTGATGCAGACAGGATGTACATAGCTAAAGAAGGATTTTGTTATCTTAACATCTTCTTGGCAATGTTGGTTAATGTAAATGAAGATGAGGCCAAAGACTTCACGAAGATGGTAAGGGATGTCATTGTACCAAGGTTAGGAAAGTGGCCGACAATGTTAGATGTAGCAACAGCTGCATACATGCTAACAGTTTTTCACCCTGAAACCAGGAATGCTGAGCTCCCACGTATTTTGGTTGACCATGCGTGTCAAACCATGCACGTGATTGACTCTTTTGGATCCTTGACAGTTGGGTACCATGTTCTTAAAGCTGGTACAGTGAATCAATTAATTCAATTTGCTTCTAATGACCTTCAGAGTGAGATGAAATTCTACAGAGTTGGTGGTGAAGTGCAACAGAGAATGAAGTGTGAAACAGCACTTATAACAAGCATTTTCAAACCTAAGAGAATGATTCAAATCCTTGAAAATGACCCATACATTCTCTTGATGGGCTTGGTTTCACCTTCTATCTTGATTCACATGTATCGTATGAAGCATTTTGAGAAAGGGGTGGAGTTGTGGATAAGTAAAGAACATAGTGTGGCAAAGATTTTCATCATATTGGAACAACTCACTAAGAGGGTCGCTGCAAATGATGTGCTACTTGAGCAACTCGAAATGATCTCAGAAACTTCTGAGAGGTTCATGAGTATCTTAGAGGATTGCCCTCAAGCACCACATTCATACAAGACAGCAAAAGATTTGTTGACAATGTACATAGAAAGAAAAGCATCCAACAACCAATTGGTGGAGAATGGTTTTGTAGACATGAATGACAAATTGTACATGGCATATGAAAAAATCTACTCAGATCGCTTGAAGCAGGAATGGCGCGCATTAAGCTGGTTGGAAAAATTTTCTATAACATGGCAATTGAAAAGATTTGCTCCACATACGGAGAAATGTTTGACAAAGAAAGTTGTAGAAGAAAGCAGCGCATCTTCAGGAAACTTTGCGAGTGTGTGCTTCATGAATGCCCAGTCACACCTAAGAAATGTAAGAAATACACTTTTCCAAAAATGTGACCAGGTTTGGACTGCATCGGTGCGAGCCTTTGTGAAGCTCATAATTTCAACACTTCACAGGTGCTACAGTGATATAGTTTATCTGGTAAACATCTGTATAATCTTTTCATTGCTTGTCCAAATGACTAGTGTACTGCAGGGCATTGTCAACACAGTAAGGAGAGACAAAGCACTCTTAAGTGGATGGAAAAGGAAAGAAGATGAAGAGGCCGTGATTCATTTGTATGAAATGTGTGAAAAGATGGAAGGTGGACATCCAAGTATTGAGAAATTTTTGGACCATGTCAAGGGAGTTAGACCTGATCTACTCCCTGTGGCAGTAAGCATGACAGGACAATCAGAAGATGTCTCCGCACAGGCCAAAACAGCAACTCAATTGCAACTTGAGAAAATTGTGGCATTCATGGCTTTGTTGACCATGTGTATTGATAATGAAAGGAGTGATGCGGTTTTCAAAGTATTGAGCAAGTTAAAGGCATTTTTCAGCACAATGGGTGAGGATGTTAAAGTGCAGAGTCTTGATGAAATTCAAAGCATTGATGAAGATAAGAAGCTCACAATTGATTTTGACCTTGAAACAAATAAGGAGTCTTCCAGTGTCTCCTTTGATGTCAAGTTTGAGGCCTGGTGGAATAGACAGTTGGAACAGAATAGAGTAATTCCACACTACAGGTCGACAGGTGAGTTTCTGGAGTTCACACGAGAAACAGCAGCCAAAATTGCAAATTTGGTAGCAACATCAAGCCACACAGAATTTTTGATTAGAGGTGCAGTTGGCTCAGGGAAATCAACAGGTTTACCACACCACCTTTCAAAGAAGGGCAAAGTTCTGCTACTGGAGCCAACTAGACCGTTAGCGGAGAATGTCAGTAAGCAGTTGAGCTTTGAACCTTTCTATCACAATGTAACACTGAGAATGAGGGGAATGAGCAAGTTTGGCTCAAGCAACATAGTTGTCATGACAAGTGGGTTTGCGTTCCATTACTATGTTAACAATCCACAACAGCTATCTGATTTCGATTTTATCATAATAGATGAATGCCATGTTCAAGATAGCCCAACGATTGCATTCAACTGTGCGCTTAAAGAATTTGAATTTAGTGGCAAGCTTATAAAAGTGTCTGCAACGCCTCCAGGGAGAGAGTGCGAATTCACAACGCAACATCCGGTGAAGTTGAAAGTTGAAGACCATTTGTCTTTTCAGAACTTTGTGCAAGCTCAAGGTACAGGATCAAATGCTGATATGATCCAACATGGGAACAACTTACTTGTATATGTTGCAAGCTACAATGAAGTTGACCAATTGTCACGATTATTAACTGAGAAACATTATAAGGTGACAAAGGTTGATGGGAGAACAATGCAAATGGGAAATGTAGAGATTGCAACCACAGGCACGGAGGGGAAACCACACTTCATAGTCGCAACAAACATCATTGAGAATGGAGTGACTCTTGATATTGATTGCGTAATTGATTTTGGACTTAAAGTGGTGGCTACCCTTGACACAGATAACCGGTGTGTGCGTTACAACAAACAGTCAGTTTCCTATGGAGAGCGAATTCAAAGACTTGGCAGAGTTGGTCGTTGTAAACCTGGATTTGCGCTCAGGATTGGACACACAGGAAAAGGAGTTGAGGAAGTTCCCGAGTTCATAGCTACAGAGGCAGCTTTTCTATCCTTTGCTTATGGGTTGCCAGTTACAACACAAAGTGTCTCGACCAATATACTGTCCCGTTGCACAGTGAAACAAGCTCGAGTAGCTCTAAATTTTGAGCTAACTCCATTTTTCACCACTAATTTCATAAAGTATGATGGTAGCATGCACCCAGAAATCCACAGACTGCTCAAGTCCTATAAACTCAGGGAGTCTGAGATGTTGTTGACCAAGATAGCCATACCATATCAGTTTGTTGGGCAGTGGGTAACAGTCAAGGAGTATGAACGTCAAGGTATCCACCTCAATTGTCCAGAGAAAGTGAAAATACCTTTCTATGTGCATGGAATACCAGACAAGTTGTATGAGATGTTGTGGGACACAGTTTGTAAATACAAGAATGATGCCGGGTTCGGCTCAGTCAAGAGTGTGAATGCAACGAAGATTAGTTACACTCTAAGCACTGACCCAACAGCAATTCCTCGCACACTTGCAATACTGGATCATTTGTTGAGTGAGGAGATGACCAAGAAGAGTCATTTTGACACAATTGGCTCTGCTGTCACTGGGTATTCCTTTTCTCTTGCAGGCATAGCTGATGGATTTAGGAAGAGGTATTTAAAGGACTACACACAGCATAATATAGCCGTTTTACAACAGGCTAAAGCACAGTTGCTGGAATTTGATTGCAACAAAGTTGACATCAACAACCTGCACAATGTTGAGGGTATAGGCATTTTAAATGCAGTCCAACTACAGAGCAAGCATGAGGTGAGTAAATTTTTGCAGCTCAAAGGAAAGTGGGATGGGAAGAAATTCATGAATGATGCTGTCGTGGCTATCTTCACTTTAGTGGGCGGTGGTTGGATGTTATGGGATTACTTCACAAGAGTTATACGTGAACCAGTATCAACTCAAGGAAAGAAGAGGCAGATACAAAAACTCAAATTTAGAGATGCCTTTGACAGAAAAATAGGCCGTGAGGTGTATGCAGATGACTACACCATGGAACACACCTTTGGGGAGGCATATACCAAGAAAGGAAAGCAGAAGGGTAGCACCCGTACAAAAGGAATGGGTCGCAAGTCGAGGAACTTCATACATCTATATGGAGTTGAGCCAGAGAATTACAGCATGATTAGATTTGTAGACCCGCTAACTGGACATACAATGGATGAACACCCCAGAGTTGATATTAGAATGGTTCAACAAGAGTTTGAGGAAATAAGGAAAGACATGATTGGGGAGGGTGAATTGGATCGGCAAAGAGTCTACCACAATCCTGGTTTACAAGCTTATTTCATTGGGAAGAATACAGAGGAAGCACTCAAGGTTGACCTCACACCGCACAGACCCACACTTCTCTGCCAAAACAGCAATGCTATAGCGGGTTTTCCTGAGAGGGAGGATGAATTGCGTCAGACAGGATTGCCACAAGTAGTTTCCAAGTCAGACGTCCCACGTGCCAAAGAAAGGGTTGAAATGGAAAGCAAATCTGTTTACAAAGGACTCAGAGATTATAGTGGCATTTCCACACTAATATGTCAACTTACAAATTCATCAGATGGGCACAAAGAAACAATGTTTGGGGTTGGCTATGGTTCCTTCATTATCACAAATGGACACTTGTTTAGAAGGAACAATGGAATGCTTACAGTCAAGACATGGCATGGTGAGTTTGTGATACACAACACCACGCAGCTCAAGATACATTTTATTCAAGGGAAGGATGTGATTTTGATTCGCATGCCAAAGGACTTTCCTCCTTTTGGAAAGCGCAACCTCTTTAGACAACCGAAGCGTGAGGAACGGGTTTGTATGGTTGGGACAAACTTCCAAGAGAAGAGCTTGCGCGCAACAGTTTCGGAATCTTCCATGATATTGCCAGAGGGGAAAGGTTCTTTCTGGATACATTGGATCACAACCCAAGATGGTTTTTGTGGGTTGCCTCTTGTTTCTGTTAATGATGGGCACATTGTTGGAATACATGGACTAACATCTAATGATTCAGAGAAGAACTTCTTCGTCCCACTCACTGATGGGTTCGAGAAGGAATATCTTGAGAATGCTGATAACTTGTCATGGGATAAGCATTGGTTCTGGGAACCAAGCAAGATAGCATGGGGCTCTTTGAATTTAGTCGAGGAACAACCAAAAGAGGAATTCAAAATATCAAAGCTTGTGTCGGATCTCTTTGGAAACACAGTGACAGTTCAAGGGAGAAAGGAAAGATGGGTTTTGGATGCAATGGAAGGTAACTTAGCCGCTTGTGGGCAAGCTGACAGTGCACTGGTAACAAAGCATGTTGTTAAAGGAAAGTGCCCCTATTTCGCACAATATCTTTCAGTGAATCAAGAAGCAAAGTCCTTCTTCGAACCACTTATGGGTGCGTATCAACCAAGCCGATTGAACAAAGATGCATTCAAACGAGATTTCTTCAAATATAACAAACCAGTTGTTCTGAATGAAGTTGATTTCCAATCTTTTGAGAGGGCAGTGGCTGGAGTGAAATTGATGATGATGGAATTTGATTTCAAGGAGTGTGTGTATGTGACTGATCCTGATGAAATATACGACTCCTTGAATATGAAAGCTGCAGTTGGTGCACAGTACAAAGGGAAGAAACAAGATTACTTCTCTGGAATGGACAGTTTTGATAAGGAACGCTTGCTTTATCTCAGTTGCGAAAGGTTATTTTATGGGGAAAAAGGAGTGTGGAATGGATCCCTGAAAGCAGAGCTAAGGCCAATTGAAAAAGTGCAAGCAAACAAAACTAGAACATTCACAGCAGCACCAATTGACACATTACTTGGAGCAAAAGTTTGTGTTGATGACTTCAACAACCAATTTTACAGCCTCAATCTTACATGTCCATGGACAGTTGGGATGACCAAATTTTATAGAGGTTGGGATAAATTGATGAGAAGTTTACCCGATGGATGGGTGTACTGTCATGCAGATGGCTCACAGTTTGATAGCTCCCTGACGCCCTTACTACTGAATGCAGTTCTTGATGTTAGGAGCTTTTTCATGGAAGACTGGTGGGTTGGAAGAGAAATGCTAGAGAACCTCTATGCTGAGATAGTCTACACACCAATTCTAGCACCTGATGGCACAATTTTTAAGAAGTTCAGAGGAAACAACAGTGGGCAACCATCTACAGTTGTGGACAATACCTTGATGGTAGTCATTGCCATGTACTATTCTTGTTGTAAACAAGGGTGGTCAGAGGAGGACATTCAGGAAAGATTAGTGTTTTTCGCCAATGGCGATGACATCATTCTTGCAGTTAGTGATAAGGACACATGGCTTTATGACACTCTTAGCACTTCATTTGCTGAACTTGGTCTCAATTATAACTTTGAGGAACGGACAAAGAAAAGGGAGGAGTTGTGGTTCATGTCCCACAAAGCCGTGTTAGTTGATGGAATTTATATTCCAAAACTTGAGCCTGAGAGAATTGTCTCTATCCTAGAGTGGGACAGGAGCAAAGAGCTTATGCATCGCACTGAGGCGATATGCGCATCAATGATTGAGGCATGGGGATACACTGAATTACTGCAGGAGATCCGCAAATTTTATTTGTGGCTTTTGAACAAGGATGAATTTAAGGAGCTTGCTTCGTCTGGAAAAGCACCATATATTGCAGAGACAGCTTTGAGAAAGCTATACACAGATGTCAATGCGCAAACAAGTGAGCTACAAAGATATCTTGAAGTGCTGGACTTCAATCATGCTGATGACTGTTGTGAATCAGTGTCCTTACAATCAGGCAAGGAGAAGGAAGGAGATATGGATGCAGATAAGGATCCAAAGAAGAGCACCAGTAGTAGTAAGGGAGCTGGCACAAGCAGCAAAGATGTAAATGTTGGATCAAAGGGAAAGGTGGTTCCGCGTTTGCAGAAGATTACAAGAAAGATGAATCTTCCAATGGTTGAAGGGAAGATCATCCTCAGTTTGGACCACTTGCTTGAGTACAAACCTAATCAGGTTGATTTATTCAACACTCGAGCAACAAGAACACAGTTCGAAGCGTGGTACAATGCAGTTAAAGATGAATATGAGCTTGACGATGAGCAGATGGGTGTGGTTATGAATGGCTTCATGGTATGGTGCATTGACAATGGTACATCTCCAGATGCTAATGGCGTGTGGGTGATGATGGATGGAGAGGAACAGATTGAATATCCGCTGAAACCCATTGTCGAAAATGCAAAACCAACTTTGAGACAAATCATGCACCATTTCTCAGATGCAGCAGAAGCTTACATTGAGATGAGAAATTCTGAAAGTCCGTATATGCCTAGATATGGACTACTGAGGAATTTGAGAGATAGAGAGCTAGCTCGCTATGCTTTTGATTTCTATGAGGTTACTTCTAAAACACCAAACAGGGCAAGGGAAGCAATAGCGCAGATGAAGGCTGCAGCTCTCTCGGGAGTTAACAACAAGTTGTTTGGACTTGATGGGAACATCTCAACCAACTCCGAAAATACTGAAAGGCACACTGCAAGGGATGTGAATCAAAACATGCACACTCTTTTGGGCATGGGCCCACCGCAGTAATAAAGGCTAAGTAAATTGGTCACAGTTATCATTTCGGGTCGCTTTATAGTTTACTATAATATAGTAGTTGCACTGTCTTTAAATATAGTGTGATTGCATCACCAAATAATGTTTTTGTTTAGTGTGGTTTTAACCACCCCAGTGTGCTTTATGTTATAGTTTATGAATGGCAGGGAGAACCATTGTGTTGCCGGAGCCCTTTGAAGAGTGATTTCATCACGTCTAGTGGCCGAGGTGCGGCAATGTTTGTTGTCCT